ACACAGTGCCAACTGTGCCGGGTACTAGCCGAGCATCGAGGCTCGGGCGTGAGATGCCGTGTTTTTGCGGCAGGTTTGGATGTTAGAGGAGCGTTCTTATGTCAGTAGCTTCAGCGCCAGTCGTTTTGATTCAGTTAGATCTTGTGACTATTGAGCTTCATCTGGAGGGCACATCTCCGCTTATCACGCATGCGTGGTCAGAGAAGGCTAAGAAGATGATGCTTGACAAGCAGATGGGCAAAGCCAGCAAGGGCAAAGAAAAGAAGGATCCAGTAGCAGATTATGAGTCTTCTTTTTATCGCCTGCCAACTGGCGCACCGGGAATGCCAATCCTTGGCATCAAGGCAGCAGCAGTCACGGCATGCACATCACTAGGCAAGGAGATCAGCAAGGTCGCAGCTAGGCAGTTTTTCCACATCCTGCCCGATCGAGTTGGTGGCGATCTCACCGAAATCTTTTTTCCTGCTGACTGCCCGCCACGGATGCGAGAAGACATGGTGCGAGTTGGCATGGGAACCGCAGATATTCGGTTTCGCCCAGAGTTTCCACAATGGGGCGTCAAGATCAAATTGCAGTTTAATCGCCGCGCAGTCAGCCAGGAGCAAGTTGTCAATCTTCTAAATTTAGGCGGTTTCTCGGTTGGCGTTTGTGAATGGCGTCCCGAGAAGGATGGTGATAAAGGTCGCTTTACGGTGGTCTCTAAATTTTCATGGGAGGCGTGATATGTACGTTTACAAGTCTAATAGAACGGTTGTTGGTATCTCTGCTCAGGATGTTGGGGAGGAGCTTGAGCGCATCAGCGAGAATGGCCCACTAACGCCATCGCTGATTGTCGAGGAAAGCAAGCCAGCAACGGCAGTACTCCACCCGGTGTTCGAGTGGAATAATAAAACCGCTGGCCAGTTGTATCGTGAGCATCAGGCACGACTGATCGTCAATGCCGTGGTGGTTGTACCTGAAGCTAATGAGCCACCAGCGGCACCAGTGCAAGCCTTTATCAGCGTTACGACAGGCGAGGATTCTGATCGGCAGTACATGCCAGCTCAGGTGGTGGCCAGCACGCCAGTACTGCGTGATCAGCATCTGGCACACATCAAGAGTCGATTGAAGACGCTGCGACGAGAGTACGCAGGGTTTGTCGAGCTGGCGCAGGTTTGGTCAGCAGTAGATGCTCTCTGATTAAAACATCGTGGGGCTGAGGTTGGACTCAGCCCCTACTTGGCAGGCGGGGCTTGGCACGGAGTGGCGGGGCACGGCAGGGAGTGGCTAGGCAAGGTCAGGCAGGCGAGGCGTGGTCTGGCATGGAACGGTTGGGCGCGACAGGGTTTGGCAGGCAAGGTACGGAAAGGCAAGGTACGGCGTGGATTGGCTTGGTGGGGCAAGGTTTGGCAGGCAAGGTAAGGTCTGGCAAGGTAAGGTCTGGCAAGGCAGGCTTGGCGCGGCACGGCTAGGACTGGCGTGGCTTGGATCGGCGAGGAGTGGCAAGGCAGGCAAGGCGCGGTTTGGCAAGGCGCGGTCTGGCGCGGTTTGGCAGGCAAGGCGAGGCTCGGCGTGGCTCGGCGTGGTCAGGCGGGGCAGGCAGGGAGGGGTAAGGCGGGGCGTGGTCAGGCATGGTTCGGCTTGGACCGGCGTGGCGAGGTAGGGCAGGCACGGAGAGGCGCGGAGAGGCTCGGATGGCCGGGCGAGGTATGGTGCGGCCGGGAATGGCAGGCGCGGATCGGCATGGCTTGGTATGGCGCGGAATGGTTGGGTAAGGCGCGGATTGGCAGGCGAGGCGCGGATGGCGCGGTTTGGCGTGGTCGGGCGGGGCGTGGATTGGCAGGAGTATTTGAAATGACAGACCCATGGATTGACCACAAGGACTCCTGCGCCCAGTGTGGCGCTCAGCGAGTCATGATCGCCGATGGTCTTTGCCGCGCATGTTGGCGCGAGACTAACGGCGACGCAGAGATGGATCGAGAAGATGTGTACTCAGATTGAGACTATTTGAGCCAACGGTGACCATGGCCCTTGCTGCTCGTTGTAGCAGGGATTTTCTGCGGGCATGCTGCCGCTGAACTGTCATCCATGGTCACCGTTTTTTGTTTGCAGGACTGCATCTATGCGCCCATTATGGCAAGTCATGGTCGAGCATCGTGGCAGGCAGTGGGCGATGATCAGCAATCTCACGGAGGAGGTTGCTCGCGAGTTGAGTAGCCAGCTCAACCGCTCAGCTAAGGCAGAAGAACGGATTCTGTTCTGGCCTGAGCATTTGTCAAGTACCTGGGCGATCGGTGGTGAGGATACTGAGGAGGAGGCATCATGCACTACGTGAGTTGTGATCCGTATGAGGTGGAGGCGGCGCTCGAGGTACTGCGCGTGTACCCGCAGTATTTCGGGCCAATAGCCGAGGATGTGCGCCGTGCGCTACGAGAGCATCGAGCTGCGGTCCGTCACGCTCTAAGCTCTGATCTCGCTGATCTGATGGGGTATTAGCGATGGCGACACATCCTGATGATCAGATCCGCGTATCTGTCCGAGCGACACGACCATCGAGTACTGTGCCGCAGGAGGGTCGCCGTGGCATCGAGCGCATCGATGCGACTGAGGCTAAGGCATTGCTGCTGGCTCGTCAGCAATACCTCGAGGTGCGTGATCGCATGCAGGATAGCGGAGTCGTGGTCTCGACCATGGACGCATCAGGTCGTGTGCTGCAATTGCCTGAGGATGCGATCATCATGGATTGTTGCAATTGCAGGCGGGCAATGTGCCGCAATAAAAAATCTCTGCCCTTGTGGGCGCGTGATCGTGTCGAGGAGTATGGTGGCAGCCAGCCCGATGGCACTGGACATCTACGACCATACTGCCGAGAGTGTTATGACTGACGATCAGTTACGTTTGGTGTACGCAGCCGCGCGACGATTCCAGCCTGTAGACCTAGATCCTGAGGACTGGACACAATCGATGATCGCATGGGTGCTTGGACACATGAACTCTTACGATCCTGCCCGTGGTGCGTTTTCGACATGGGTATACCAGATCGTCAGGCGTGAGCGCGCACATCACGTCAAGCGCCAGATCGAGCGTCGCAAAACGATGCGAGTGGGCACGATTGGCGATTATGATCTAGCTGCTCCATATGAGGACATCATCGGATCTGAAGAGAACTCGATGGTTGTGGCTAGAGATGTTGGCAAAGCTCTGCTATTTTGTCTGCCACATGAACGGTATGCAGTGCAAGCATGGCTGAGTGATCAGTCGTTTGCGTCTGCTGCTCAGGACTTAGGGCAGGTGCGGGCAGCAGTGTCAAGAAACTGGCGCAACGCAGTACAACGCCTGAGGCGCGTTCTTAGGAGGATGGGGTATGGATCCGATCAACCCGGCTCATTATGATCCGCGTGATGGCTCTGATGTCGATTGCGCTCGGGCGCAACTGGCAGGACTCGGTGTTCTCGGATATCGAGCATACCTTGCTGGCAATGCGGCAAAATATGTTTGGCGTCATACGCTCAAAAATGGCGTGCAAGATATCGACAAGGCGATCAAATGCCTCGAGATGCTGAGGGCTACATATGACCAGCAATGAGGCAGATTGGTTACTGGAGGCGCATCAGCGCATATTGAAACTCGAGCGCGAAATAAAGCGCATGAGAGATGCCATCAGGCAGAATTGTGTCGTCCGCGTGGGCGATCAGCTGATGGTACAGGATTGGGTGCGAGGGGTGATCCGTGATTTTGACGTTAATTGCAGGACTGATGATCGGCCAGAGCGCTCACCAGAGCGCTAGCACAAGCGCGGCGCAGGGGCGCATGGCACACCGTGGCGGGTCGTATCGCTTTGAAGGCGTCGGCTTTAGCTCGAGCTCAGCAGCGCAGGCTCTTCGCAACTGCTGCTACTACGGCCAGCGGCCAGTGATCGAGCAGTCAGTGGTACGTGGTCGTAACGGTTGGTACGCATGCGTGAGGTATCGATGATGGATGAGAGATCACCACCGACACGATACGATGAGACGTTTGCATGGTGCGGCGTCGGGCTGCTAGCCGCGGCCCTTGGCTGGACTCTCTACTGGTGCGTCTGGCTCCTGCGTGAGATCCTAGGCTGATCTGCGCAGGATTGTGAGCCCGTTATTGTGCGGGTGATCTAGCACGATGCGCCAGTCGGGCATGCGATCGACAAACTCCGTGAGCGCTAGGCGTAGACCACGCTTAGCGCTCATTTTGCCCCATCGCAGAGCTGAGCTCGATGCGTGAGGATACGCAGGCTCATCGATATAACCGAACGTATATGTATCGTGTAAGATAATGTGTCCATTATTTCTTATACGCGGCGAGTGGAGCTGTAGCTCTGCGCAGAGCTGGCTGTACGTGTGCCACGTGTCGATCAGCAGGCAATCGGTCTCCTCGATGTCTGCCTCGATCACATCGAGCTGCCGAAACTCAAAATCGATATGCTCCTCAGCCGCGATGTGGGCATGCTCGCTCATGTCGATCGGCAGGATGTCGTAGCAAACCAATCGTTTTGGTCTCGCAGACAATAGAGCCCAGGTGGAGACGCCACCGCGCACGCCCATCTCGGTGACGTGCTGGTATCCAGCAGCGTGCGAGCGGATCGTCTCAAGATGCTCTGAAATGTCACTAGGTCGATTGAGTGCGTCGAGAAACGCCTGATCTAGCGTGCGCATGGCAGATACTCCGTGTACTCGTACGGCCAGTGCGGCCTGAGCTCGACGATGCCGCGTGTGGTGTTGTGCAGTCGCAGATGATTAGCAGCCATCTCGCTGACGATGTTGGTGCTCCACCCTGATGCGTGATAGCCTCCAGACGTGCCCCAACGATAAATGTAGAACCTATCCTTGTCCTCGATCTCCTGCGTGATGGTGCCGTAGCGCTTGCGTAACTCGTCAAATAACAGAACGTCTATCGATCCGCTATCTCTCACCTCGCTGTACCTGCCGATTGAGTCAAACACCTCACGACTCATCATCAGGTTGCAATGGTAAAGATTGCGTGATGGCGTGAGCTTGTGCGCGTCCTCCTCGAACCACGCGCTAGCCGTGTGGTAGATGCGATTACTGTCGAGGTGTTCGACGCTGTAGCTGAGTCGCCATGGCAGGTAGATGTCGTCATCTTCCCAGATCGCTAATAGGTCTCCAGTTGCAAGTAATGCGGTCGCGTTGAACTTTGCCCCGAGCGGGCGGATCTGATCTGCCACGTTGTAGATCTTGACCTGCGGGTGATCGTAGATCAGCGACTGATCGCCGTAGTCGTTAAGGATTATGAGCTCTTTCTCGCCTGCGTAATCCTGCCGGAGAAACGACTCGATGGCGTGCTCGAGCTGGCGAGGCCTGCCATATGTTGGGCATAGGCAACTGATCTTTGGCAGCGTCATAACTCACCCCTGTGGTCGTGATCGTACTCTCTCGAGCCATGCCGCGGCATCGACTCTCACCAGCGGATTGTGGCTGCGCCAGTCGCTGTAGTGGCCAAAAATGAAATGACAATCCTCGCAGAGCGTCATGAGATTGCCGGGTGCCAGCTCGAGCTCAGGATGCAGGTGATAGGGCATCACATGGTGTACCTCGAGCGAGGTGACACGGTCGCATGCTTCACATTTCTGCTGCTGCTCGAGGTGCTTGCGCCTTACCGCTGACCATCTCGGAGATCGAGGAGTGCCGCCGTAGACATCAGCCACGCCGGGCGATGTGATCAGTCGATCGAGCCAGCGAGCAAGAAAGTTAAACATTGCTTGCCTCGAGCACGTGAGTGCGGATCAGGTCAGTGCAAAACTCAGCAAGCATGCGCCACCCGTGACCGTCTGGATACTCAGGGTCAGCAAGGATTGCATCACATGCCTCCTCAGCCCATACGCGTAGCAGTTTTGGATCTGGGATTGGCTGACCGGGGCGTACCTTGATCGCCTGCAAGGTGTGCGCCTTAACCAGCGCCTCGCTCAATACTGTGGTTGCGCTAGTCAGGCAGAGCTGGCTCCAGCCCTCCTGCCCGCGTGCCAGTCGTCGTACTCGCTCGATGTGCTCGACCATATCAGCCTCCTATATGATCCATGAGATCTTGCGTGTCGGGAATCCTTCGACGTTGGAAAAGATCCAGCAGTCGCCACTGCGCAGCATCGCCTCGATGGTACTGCTCGAGGCGTAAAATCCTTCAGGCCCAGGACTGCCCGGACCTACTGGGCCAGTATGCGATGATGCGCCCCATGAGTTATCGATGCGCCCATACTCGCGGCCAGTGATCGTGGCGTAACCACAGAGACACATGCAGTGCTGCCACGTCCCAGCGGCCATGGCAATGCCGTTGGTGTCTCGCGTCATCGTAAAGCCCTGCGACGAGCACATCGCAATGCCGTAGCCGTTGGCCAACGCTTTCTTCGCATCGAGCCAGTTGCGCACTCTCGTGACGGCTCGCACCGGATGTATTTTCGCAATCTGCTCGAGCTCGAGGGGCACACCCTTGCTGCCGTATTCACGACATCGAGACTCTGAGTATTCCCGCAGGTCGATGCCCAGATACTCCTCACGGCCAAGCACGCCCCAATCTCGCACCCAAGCCGCAGCATTAGCGCCGATCGCACCATCACCGCGGATACTGCCACCACCGACCTCGACGCGGGCACCACCGTAGATCGGCTCAGTTGCAAGCGGTATGTACTGCTCAGACTCGCCAGCGACGATCTCGGCGCACATCGTGTACTCAATTGCCCGCGCAGTGCCGAACGCTACGCAGCTACCAACCTTGCCCTGATTGCGTGGAGGCAGCAACGCCCCAGTAGCCTTGCGCGCCAGATCCCAGAGATAAACGTGATCGGGCAGATCCTCGATAGGAGTCGAGCCGATAGGCGTACTACTGATGTCCGCATCGACGCATGTCGCGACGATGTCGTCGACTGCCTGCTTGTCGTCTACCCATCCCGGCACATACTGGCTATTCATCGGATGGTCTCCAGAGCTGACACGATGCGGGCTGATAATGTGATCGCTGCGTCTCGTAGCTCAGGCGTCAGGGCTCGATCGTCTGCGCCCATGACTGATGCCCACTCGGTGGCGATACGCTCTCTGACGGGCGATAGGGCAGCGTCAGCGATGCCAGCCGTCTTGCGGGCAGCGACCATAGCAGAGTAAAGCTGCTCGGTGGTCGTGATCGTGGGCGACCGGATAGTCGCAGGTGCTGCCCGATAGAGCGTCAGCAGGCGCGCCAGTGTCGCAGCCTTATCTCGCTCCTGCGATCCGCCATAGATACCGCCGAGCGCATCGGCGAGCGTGTCAATCGGTGGCGGTACTGGTGGAGTCGAGCTGCCGATGATCACGGTTGTGATCACTGGCTCAGTCGGCACATCTGCGACGCTGGTATATGCCAGGAGTCGATACCTGCCCGGCTTGGCGCTGGTGACCACGGTTGCCCGCTGGTTAGCCAGTAGGCTCGAGGGGAATACTTGAAGGCCTGCATCAAGCGCAACATATCGAACGACCTTGCCCTCAGTCGTTGCGATCACCGTCACAAACTCAGCCACCTCTCCACGTACCTCAGCAGGTACGACGAGCTGGCCTATCACGAGCAGCGCTGCGAGCATCATTGTTGCTGTATCCCTGAGTTGCGGGGTTGCGGTCTGCACCCTAGTGTATCGATTTTTGCGCTGATGACAGTTGCCGTGTCTGCGAGATCGTGCTGCGTAGACGAGATGTCCTTGATGCTGCCGCGCAATTCTTTCAAGAATTCCCGGTGATCATCTCGCACCGGGATGAGTATATTCTGCGCCAGCCACCATGCGGCAGCACTGACTCCGCAGAGCACAACATAGAGCAGCCAGACATGGGGTCCAAACGAACGGCTAACCTCATCCATGACCTAATCTCCTAGTCGTGAGTTTTGACGGCTGGCACATGGTCGTACCTGCCGTCGAATATTTGCGGGTAGATCTCGAGCACCTGCTGCTCAACCTCAAGCCGCTGAGCTTGAGGTAGCTTGCGTCCAAAATACTCTCTGAATTGTGTGATATTCCAGCCCATCTCGTAGGCACCGATGAGATAGTTGCGCAGCTTGTCGTTGAGCGTCAGGCTGTAGGGAACGGCACCAAATCGCGGGAAACGATGGCACCATCCGAGCCATGGCTGATACAGCACCTTACCACCATGGAGACGGACTTTGTCGTGGATATAAACCTCTTCGCCTGCGAATCCGCGGAAATGTTGCGAGAATTTCGGCCAGTCGGCTCGACGCATAAACGACAGAGCGCTGCCATGGGCATGCACTTCGCGGGTCTCGCTGACAGGGTATCTTGAGTCCACTAGCCATGTACCAAAAAAGTCGCCGCGCAACTCAGGGCTCAGCTCGGTGGCGATGATATTGCCTGCCTCAGAGCGCAATGGGCCGACCCACATATCACGACCGACTGCATCAGCGCGGGCAGCAGCTACCAGTGCCTCGACCGCTCCAGGCACAAGCAGGACGTGGCAGTCGATTACGAGGACGTGAGAGCCCTGCGCATGCTCCCACACAGAGTTTTTTGCGTGTGCCGGACCCATGTTCTTAGGCGCATGAACGTATCTTGCCCGTGAATTAGCGCAGACATGATGAACGTCCCCACGATTAGGCTCGGGATGATCGTCGACGACCAGCAGCTCCACACCGTCGAGCTGGTGGTGCATGCGCAGCGAGGATAGGGTCCACCAGACGCCCTGCGGGTCGTCATAGGTCGCCATCCCGATCGTGAGGTCAATTCGCATCTGGTACTCTCGGCTCGTAGTCATCGCATGTTATGCAGTTGCGATTGCTCTGATCCCGCGATGATATCCTACAGCGATCATGTCTACCACACACGTGCAAGATTGCCAGTGTGCCACCGCAGCCACATGAGGGCTTAGCCTCGAGCGCCTCGCCTAGATGCTGGCATGGCGCGGACATGTGCAGCTTGATTTTGCGCAGCATCTCGAGCTGGTCGGGATTTAGGCCCGGAGATCTGTCAGGAGCTGGTGAATATGTCACCCTGCGGGCGTTCACATCGGCAGACCAGAGCTGGGCATAACGCTCATCATTCTGGCTAAGCCAGCAGATCCGGCAGCCATCGCGTGGAGTTGTATGCTTGCACGGCAAAAACATCGTCACTCCGTGATCGTGTAGTAGATTGATCCTGCGGTAGCGCCATAATTAAGCGTGTAGAATTCTCCAGCCCCGAAAGCAAAAAAGGATACAAATTCAGCTACGGTAAAGCTGCCCGTATAACTCACTGGGGTGCACGAGTCAAAAACACAATTGCCCGCTAGTGGATAAGGATCAAATGGGTTTGTATAGCCGCACCTTTGAGCAAAAGCCGCCATTGTCTCAACGGTGCAAATATTGCCGATGGCTCCATTTGCTCCCGATCGCATGTAGGTGCCAATGCCTGCAAACACACCGAACTCTGTAGCCTTCTTGCTAATTGTTTCAGTGCCACAAGTGCAGTTATTGTAGATTGCAGTTGCTCCTGCAGTTCCAAGCCGGTAGCCAT